ATTCTGGGACCTCAAGACTGGGACACCGATTCCCTACCTGTGGACAACACTCCACTCAAGATCACACACCGTCAAATCAGACAAACCAGACAAAATCCGAGCGGTTTTTGGCGTTCCCAAGCTATTATTAATGGCTGAGAACATGTTCATTTGGAACCTACAAAAGGAATACCTGAATGACAACGTCAAATCACCAATGCTTTGGGGGTTCGAAACCTTCCGAGGCGGCTGGATGAAGCTGTGGAACAGACTCTCTGTCAAACAGAGAAACACTGTCCTATCAGCCGACTGGTCAGGCTTTGATCATAAAGCCCTCCACGAAGTAATAGACGACGTCCATTGCATCTGGAGACGATACTTTGACTTTGACAAAGGCTACGAGCCTTCTCAATCCGACAAGTTCGACTACTCTGAAACCGAAACCGACCCAACCAAGATACAAAGGCTGTGGGATTGGATGACCTATTCAATCAAACACACGCCCATCTTAGCCCCATCAGGCATGCTTTACAAATGGCAGTCCAACGGCATCGCATCTGGATTCCAACAGACGCAGCTACTTGACTCATTCGTGAACATTGTCTACCTACTTACGTGCCTATCCGCATGTGGTATCAACATCGAGGCAGATGATTTCAATGTATTTGTCCAAGGCGACGACTCACTGACCACTTTCAATGAGCGCTCCTTCGAGACCGAAGGAAAGAACTTCCTCCACCGGCTTTCACACGAAGCAAAGATTCGATTCAATGCAGACCTCTCACCCGAGAAGACATCTTACGGAAACTCACTCAACGACGTTGAGGTAATGAGCTACCGAAATAGATCAGGCATAGCCTACCGCGACCCAGCGGAGATACTAGCTAAACTACTTTACCCGGAAAGAGCTCGCACACTCGAGAAGACAGCAGCAGCGTCTCTCGGAATGGCAACCGCCCTCATGGGCTGTTCCCGACAAGCGTACAACGCATGTCACGACATCTTCACCTTCATCACCCTTGAATTAGGACGACACCCCAGTTCCAAGGACTACGCAGATCTTGCACATGGCAGAATGCTTCCAATCGTTAGCGGAAACCCTAGCTTCCCGACTTTCGAAGAAACCATAGCCATCAACTTCTCTCTTACTCAGAGATCGAAGAGTGACAAGAACCAACTGTGGCCTACAACTCCCGTCGGAGATATCAATTTCAGATTTCTCCTATCCTAGTTGAGAGCAGACTCTCTTTTTTT